GGCAGGAAGCCGAAAGACCATAGCCTTCTGCTCCACCGTTGAACACGCGGAGCATGTGACCCAAGCCTTCTGCGACGCCGGCATCAAGGCCGACATCGTCCACGGCAACCTATCCGACGGCGACCGACGCCGCGCCCTAATCGACTTTGAGAAGGATCGCACCCAAGTACTGGTCAATGTAGCCGTCCTCACCGAGGGATACGACTGCCAGACCGTGAGCTGCGTACTGCTCCTCCGCCCCTGCTCATTCAAGTCTACGATGATCCAGATGATTGGTCGTGGCCTGCGTAAGGTAGATCCAGAGAAGCATCCTGGCGTCATTAAGTCCGACTGCATTGTACTAGACTTCGGCTACTCCATCCTCACCCACGGTGGACTAGATACCGACGTCGTGCTAGAGCCGGTCAAGGGTGAAGCCAGGACGAAGGTCTGCCCATCCTGCAAGATGGAAGTCCCCCTTGGCGTAGCCGTATGCCCCGCGTGTGAACATATCTTCGACGGCGTAGATCGTCGCCAGAAGGAAGCCGATGAGCGGGGTGACCTAGTCAACTTCACCCTCACCGAGGTGGAGATCATGGAAATGTCCCCCTTCCGGTGGGAGTCATTCTGGGACGGCGTCGTTACCATCGCCTCGGCTATGACCGCCTGGGCCTGCGTCGTCCAGCACGACGGCAAGCAGTACGCCATCGGCGGCAAGGATGGCGCGACTGGTGCAACCCTCATCTCCGTCACCGACGACCGGCTACAGGCTGTCGCGTCAGCAGACGACTACCTCCGAGAGCATGGCGACAAAGACGCCGCCCGGAAGAGCAAGCGTTGGCTGACTGAACCGCCCTCCGACAAGCAGCTTGCCCAGTTGGGGTTAGATGCATTCTCTTCCGTCGGCCTAACCAAGTACCGAGCGACCTGCTCATTAACCTGGAAGTGGCGCGAGCGTTTTGTTAAAGCCAAAATTCTTTCCATCTAACATGTTCAAACCAGAAACCAAACCCTGCGAGATTGCCGAAGGCATCAAAGCCTTAATCGACGCAGCAACCAAGGCACACCGCAACAAGCAGGTGCAACGCCAGTACCTAGGAGCGTCCCGCATCGGCGGTGAATGTGAACGTGCTTTAGCGTATGAATTCCATATGACGCCGAAGGACGAAGGCGCGGAATTCAAAGCCAACACACTACGCATCTTCGACATGGGGCATGACGGCGAAAGCCGCGTCGCAGAGTATCTTATTATGGCCGGCTTCGATTTACAGACCCACCAACTTGACGGCAAGCAGTTTGGAATCTCCGACGCCAACGACAAATTTAAGGGGCATTTAGACGGCATCATTAATGATGGTCCTGCCCTAGCCGGCGTCTTCTACCCATGCCTATGGGAGAGCAAATCCCTAGGCGAGAAGAGCTGGAGCGACGTCGTGAAGAAGGGGCTGAAGGATTCCAAGCCTGTGTACTACGCCCAGGTGCAAATCTACATGGCCTACAAGGATCTGCTGTCCTGCCTATTCACCGCCATCAACCGCGACACCGGAGAGATGCACATCGAGATGGTAGCCTTCAATGCCCGCGACGCCCAATCTTACATCGACCGCGCCGTGCGCATCGTGAAGACAGACAACCCAGAGCAGCTTGGCCGCATCGGTCGTGGCGTAGATGACTTTAAGTGCAAGTGGTGCGACTACAAGAAGCGTTGCTATGGCGTAACCGAACAGGTCGCCGCACCAGTCGAGCCTCCGAAGAGCTGGTCCTGGTAAGATGACCTTGTCCATCAAGCTCGACGAGATCACGATGCGCAACGCCGAGGCTGAAGCCAGAGCGAGAGGCGAATCCAACCGCATAGCCGGTGTACCAGACCAGAAGGCAGGCAAGCAGTCCGGCTTGGTGTCTGACTTGGTCGGCTTGCTCGGAGAGATTGGCTTCTCCCGCATCTTCGACCTTGAACGCGACGACACCGTCTACACTAGAAGTGGGACGCCGGACTTCGTCGCCGACAACGGCCAGTTAATCGAGGTTAAATCAAGCCACCACGAAAACCCGCACCTCCTCGTCCCCGCCTACCAGGTTGACGGCAAGTGGACGACCAAGGAAGCCATCGATATCTACGCCCTTATGCGCGTACGGTACGACGAGCAGACCGTTACCTTCGTTGGCTGGGCTGAACGTAAGGACGTCATCAACGACGCAAACCTCGGCTACTTCCGTGGATCTAGCCGGATGTCCTACATTGTACCAGCCGAGCAGATGTCTAGTCTAGACTCTATCACCGAAGGCTGCCTTTGCTGGGTCGGAAAGACCAAGGGGCATACCATCACTTCGCCATGAATTTAAATTGACCAGCACTTCGTCTGAATCTATCAAACCTATCCCAACCCAATGCCCCAACCTATCCGATATCTCTCCGTCTGCTCCGGCATGGAAGCAGCCTCCGTCGCCTGGCATCACCTCGGTTTTAAGCCGGTCGCGTTCAGCGAAATCGAGCCTTTCCCATGCGCCATTTTGAAGCACCATTTCACCCAACCAAACTACCCATATGACGTCCCCAACCTCGGATCACTCACCGAATTTAACACCTGGCCCCTCGCAACTGGAGATGTGGACCTCCTCGTTGGAGGGACCCCATGCCAAGCATTTTCAGTCGCAGGCAAAAGAGGCGGCCTTAACGATCCACGCGGACAGCTTATGCTCTCCTTTCTTGAGCTGGCTTCAAAGCTCAATCCCCGCTACGTTTTATGGGAGAACGTCCCAGGCGTCCTGTCGTCCGGTCAACCTAAAGGATCTGACTTCGGATGCTTCATTCAAGGGTTGGTCGAGCGCGGGTATGGCGTCGCTTGGAGAATCCTGGACGCTCAACACTTTAGAGGCACCCCGCAACGTCGCCGGCGAGTCTTCGTCCTGGCCTATCGCGACCCTGTCACAGGTCTTGGAGACTGGCAGGCTGCCGCAGAGATTCTATCTATCGCCGAAGGCTTGTCTGGGTATATTGAGAAGGGCAAGCAAACGCGGAAAGGATCTTCCGCCGATGCTAAAAGCCGCGTTGGAGCAGACGGCATCCACCCTGCCTCCGCAACCGTAACCGCCAAGTGGGCGAAAGGTGCGGACGCCGGTCTGGCTTGCGACGGTTCCGCTGCGAACATCATCCCCCAATACTGGAACGGAAACGATGTCGTCAATACCCTCACCCGAAAGGGTATGGATCAACTGATGCCCGACAAAGCCAACTTCCAAGGCGTCGTTGTTCCCAATGTTGTCGGCACCCTAGATACAGAATGTGGTGGCGGCAAGTTGAGCCACCAGTCTGTCGTCAGCGGGCATGTCATCCCGACTGAACCTCCAACCCCATGCCACGATAACGATACCGTAGGTACTCTTTGCGCGCGAGACTTCAAGGGCGTTGGAAATCAATATGTCCAAGAAGGTAAATGCGTACCGATGATGTTTAAGATTCGCGGAGGTTCGCCGGTCGAGACTGGAGAACAGGGAGGTACGCCTGGTAAGGCGGCAGGCAAAGGCTTCCTCGGAAGTGAAGACAAGGCGTTCACCATAGCCACCGCTCCCGACCAATGGCTTGCTCAACCTACGGCCTATAACTTTGATTCACTCGCATCTAATTCAATGAAGTCTTCTAATCCCAATAGCGGTTGTCGCGAGGTTGACCGAGCAAACACCATCGACACCACTAATCCTAGCCCGAATAAGAACCAGGGGGGCATGGCTATCGTGCATCCCATCGTCAGCCCGACCATCACGACCTGCAAGGGTAGCCGTGGTGGTAGCTCTGAAGAGGCTATCGACGAGATCACCGCATTACATCTCGCGCAGCAGGCTATACCGATTGACGACGGACGCGCCATTGAGAAGAACCAAAACGGCCTTGGCGTCGGCCAGCCAGGCGACCCTGCTTACACCCTCGACACTCTTGGCGCGCAGGCCGTCGCTATCCCATTCCGCAAGTCGAAGCGCGCCCAGTCCACGACCGACAATGAGACGTGGGTAGAGGCTGACTCTAGTAATACCCTTAATAACTTTGACCTTGGCGATACGCGCACCACCCACGCGGTCGTCGGCGCGGTGTACGAAAATCACGCCCAGGACAGCAGGGTAAATGGACCGCTCGACGTAGCCCCGACCGTCGCCGCGAAGTTTGGTACTGGTGGAGGCAATGTGCCGCTCGTCCAGAACGTAGAGCCAGTAGTACCGATGGCTGTGCGTCGCTTGACGCCAGAGGAATGCGAAGCCCTCCAGGGGTTTCCAAGGTTTTGGTCCAGAATCCCTTGGAAGGGTAAGCCTGCCGAGGAATGCCCGGACGGACCGCGATATAAAGCTTGTGGCAACTCGATGGCAGTACCTGTGATGTCCTGGATCGGTGAAGCCATCGCCCGCCACGAAGCAAAGCGCACCCAGGTCTGACATGGACCTGATCGTTGACAACGATGCCGTCGCTCGGCATCTAGACCTGCTGTTCGGTAAGCAGGCGAAGGGCTTCATCTGCCTGCGAGGCATCGGTGAGAAGGGTACGTCCCGCGAGGGCGTGTTCCGCGAGGACATCTTCCTCGACCCAGAGAACATGGGTTGGGAGCGTGTCGTCCTATCGACAATCTTCCACGCCACCCGGTGGGGGCAGCACGATGTGGCTACCTTCATCGTCCCTTGCACCTTGAAGGATACGCGAGGCACCGCCGAGAATTGCGATGTCTTCCGCACCGTGTGCGCCGACTTCGATACCGGCAACACCGAGGCAAAGCTCGCCTTCGTCGAGCAGCACTTCGGCAAGGCCGCTCTGGTCGTGCTGTCCGGTGGTACGACCGAGGAAGGTACGCCCAAGCGACACGCCTACTGGCAGGTCGATGGCCTTGAGGTTGCCCACGTCGTAGCCATCCGAGACTTCATCGCCCGCAAGGCCGGCGGAGATATCCAGTTTGGGCTAGGCGTGGACGGCAACCCTTACGGACGCGCACACCAACCTATCCGCCTGGCTGGATCTATTCACGGCAAGTCCGGCGTCCGCCGCCTCGTCACCATCGAGCGTAACGAACCGACCGCCAAGGTGGACATGCCCCTGTCCTCCTCCGCCAGAATGCCAGAGTCGGAGTGGGCAATCAAGGAAGCCCCTGTCGATCCGCTTATGCCCAAGTTGCATACGCCAGCCGTCGAGATGCTCACCGCAGACGTCGCCGCAGGGGGCGAAGGGACGACGCGGTGGTCAGCATTCAACGGCGTAGCCGGCCATTACATTCACACCGCCCGCATCGGGAAGATGACACTCGATGCCGCCAGGCTTGCCACCTACGGCTGGATGCAAGCGCACATGACTCCGCCCTGGCCAGAGAACAGGTTCGACACCGAGTGGCTTGGCCTGCTCCGCAATGACATCCACAATAACGGACCTATGCCCGAACCAGAGAAGCCTATGCTGGAAGACGGCAAAGGACTGGCGGTATGGGCAGCCCACAGGTGGAGTCTATCGCCCCGACCAGAGCGTCAGTTTCTTGTCCAGAACTGGCTACAGGCAGCCAAGCACCAGTTACTGGTAGCCGAGGGCGGAGCAGGCAAGACCTTCATGGTCCTCGACCTGGCCTTGAAGATCACCGCTCGACGCGAGGGCGATACCTGGTGCGGTATGCCTGTG